TCAGCCATGATCTAGTTTATTAATAGAGATTCCTATATGCACTTCCTTGCCGTCCCATTCTATTTTTCGAACAACATCTTGTATAAGCTTTCTCTTGCCTAAAACATCCTGTGAATCTATTAAAGCGTTGAAATTCAAAAGGGAATCAGTAATCATGTCTATATTCAATTCACTTACTTCTTTAACTTTTTCCTCATCTTCAATATCTTTTAATTTTATTTTAAGTTTTTCGTTTTCGTTGTGTAAGATACTAACCTTAGTTTTTACATAGTCATTTATACCAGGTTCATCACCAAGCTCTACAAGTTTCATAATCAACCCATCAATAGCATCTCTATTTTTTTTAATAGTATTTTCTATCTTGCTTTTATTCTTAGTCAGTAATTTTTTATCTTCTAAAACATCCTTCTTTTCACTCTCTAGTAATTCATCCAATCCTGTTTGGCTACTTAAAATCCTTTTTATATGCTCAACAACGTATTCATCTAGTTTATAACCCGCTATGTTGGCAATATCGCACTTAGTTCCTTTTGAAACATCTTTAGTTTGGCACTTGTAATAATAAGCAGGTGTACCATCCGCCAAAATAGTTTGGCCGGTGACAATCATCCTAGCCCCACAACTCCCACATCTCAAAAGTGGGGATAGCAAGGCATTAGTAGGACTTTCACCCCTTATGGCCTTGTGGCTATTTTTTTTAAGCATCTTCTGAACTTTTATCCATTTATCAGATGTTATAACCCCTTTATGCTTTCCAATTGCAATTATCCACTTGCTCATATCATTGTTTTTAACTCTATCACCAGCTTGATTTGTACGACCATAGGGCATGATCCCAAATTTCCCATCAAAATCTTCTCTTTCTAATTCGATTATACTCTTATGCTTAGCAAAATAATCATAAGCAATCCCATCCGCCACACAATAAACAGGGCTATTCAGCAATCTACCGATTGTTGCAGCGTGAAGTATCTTATTATTCTTGCTTCTAATATCATTTTGAACGCAATAAGTAACAACCTTTGAGATACTTCCAAGCTCTATATATTTATCAAATATCGTTTCTATAATTTTCTGCTCTTCTGGTACGGGCGTTAATTTAACCGCAAACTTCTTATCGCCATTGCCATCTACATACATTTCCCTTTTTCCATCAAATCCAGTGGGAGCAGTGCCACCAAGCCACCTACCAGTGCGAGCTAGTGCGAACATATTGTCTGTAATACGTTCTGTGGTAGTTTCCCTCTCTAACTGTGCAAACACGCTTGAAATGTGTATCATAGCCCGTCCCATTGGCGTAGTGGTATCAAAATTTTCTTTAATAGAAACAAATCCTATGTCATTTTTTGTGAGCATATCAAGAGTAGAAGAGAAGTCAGAAACATTTCTACTTATGCGATCAAGCCTATAGCACATTAAAACATCATAAGACCTTTTTTTAAGTTCTTTTAGTAGTAATTGAAACTCTGGGCGGTCAATATTTCCACCAGAAAAACCATCATCTTTATATACAAAAAATTCTATATCTTTAAAATGCGTGTCCGCATAGGCCTTGCACATATCAATCTGGTTTTGAATCGACTCCCCTTGCTCTGATGCCCTAGATTTACGGGAGTATATTGCGATTTTCATAATTACCATTCCTTTCTAATATCTTTCCATAACACCCAAGGGATTAAAAAAGATTGTATATTTACCTACCTCTTTATATAACCCATGTTTTTGAAAGTAGTATGTAATAACCTCTTCTAGAAATTTTTCTGTTACTTCTATGTATTGAGCTGTTTCATATCTGCTCCTACAACCAAATTTATAGGCTTCTATAAGTGTGTTAAGAGATACAAGCCTTTCGCAACCCCAACGACGTGCCTTTAATTCTTGTTTTCTATTAGACATGATGCTCTGGTTACGAATATCCCCATAGCTCGTGTAATGATGCCCCAGTTCTTCAGCAAGGATACATTTCTTCTCTATAGTAGTTTCTAATCGCGAGTGAAGAGTTATTATCCCGTCTATATAAAGCCCATCTAACCTCCCAATCCTTTCGTTTTGTACTACTACAATTCCTTGCTCCTCAATTTCCATCATTAGTAAGTCGTAGCTCATATTATACCCCCTAGAAGTTATTTCTTTCTTCGTGAAATTAAAAAGTCTATATATTTGTTAAGTTCATCGGTTTCTTCCTCGGTTAAATCTTCCCCATCTAAGTGAGCAGCAATTGTTGTTGGTCTGTTAGTTTTATTTTTTCTCTCTGTTACCGAATCATCTGCTATAAAGTCCAAACTACAATCAAAAAAGTCAGCTAATTTTTTAAGCGTTGAAAGCTTTACATTTTCAGTCCCTTTATCATAAAAGCTACTAATAGTAGTGTAGGGTATTCCAGCACCTCTTGATAAATCCATTTTATTGAGTCCTCTTTCATTCATAAGCATATCTATCTTATCTGTTAATTTCATTTTGAATTCCTCCCTTCGTTATATTTATTATTATTGTTCTTTGTACCTACTATTATACCGTACTTCTTAGTATTGTACAGTATTAATTACGACATATCATAATATTTTACAAAAAGGACTTGACTCATTACGACACATAGTATAATATGTAATCAAGTTACGACATGTAGTAATGACATATAGTAGAAAATTGTCGAAAGGAGGTAGTATATGTTTCCGAATCTAAGGGCAGAAATGGCAAGAAAAAATATCAAAAATACAGATATAGCAAAAGAGTTAACTGTAACTTATGACTCTATCAGTAATAAAAATAGAGGCAAGACTGAATATTCATTATCAGAAGTATTGAAAATTAGAAATGTGTTTTTTCCAGGTATGAGTCTTGATTATTTATTTGCATCAGAAGAAATTCAAACATCTGGAATTAAGGTAAAGGAAAAATAAAAGGGGGGATTTAATATATGAACAATTTAACGATTATTAACCAAGAAGGAAAGTTACTAGTGGAAAGTAGAGAAGTGGCACGAATGGTAGACCGTCCTCACGATCAGTTGATGAGAAGTATAAGAGGTTTCGCTGAAATTCTAGAAAAAGACATCTCTGCAAAAATGCAGACATCTAATTTTTTCATAGAAAGCACCTTTAAGGATAGCTACGGCAGAGAACAGCCGTGTTACTTACTAACTAGAAAAGGTTGCGACATGGTAGCCAACAAAATGACAGGCGAAAAAGGAATTATCTTCACAGCAATATATGTTACAAAGTTTGAAGAAATGGAAAAAGAGTTACAAGCACCACAAATCGGACAATTTAGCCCAGAATTACAATTCATGATTAAAGTTGAAATGGAACAAAAACAAATGCAAACAGCCATCACACAAACCAATGGCCGTATAGACAACCTAAAAGACGTAATTTCACTCGATACCACAAGTTGGAGAAAAGACACTGCAAGTCTAATTTTACGAATGGCACACGCACTAGGTAGCAATGAACACATTAAAGATTTGCGAAATGAAAGTTACGAATTGCTAGATATGAGAATGGGAGTAAGTATTGCAACTAGGCTCACAAACAAACGTAGAAGAATGGCGGATGAGGGAGTTTCCAAATCTAAGAGGGATAAGTTGAATGCCTTGGATGTTATAGCAGATGATAAAAAGCTTATTGAGGGATATGTAGCAATCGTAAAAGAAATGGCTATAAACTATGGAATCGCTTAAAGGTGGAACGTATGACAGTTAAAAACAATGAAAAACTATTCGATAACACAGCTGATGTAATAGAAATGATTGGGAATGTGGTTATTAAAAGTAGTGAAAATGTAATAAAAGAAGTTGGGTCACAGTTTTCCGACGAAATATCGTTCACATACGATAAGCATAAAGATGTTATCAAACTTTACATCTACAATAAGGAAGTTTTAGAAATGAAAAGGGACGATTTGGTCTTGGTAGCTTTTAAAGAATTAATAACAATGCAGTTAGTTTAGGGGGGAGTTGCGAATGAGAGAAAAATATTGCCAAAAAGATAATTTATTACAAATCATATTAGAAGAGCTGAAAGAAATAAAAAAAACACTCCAAGCTATTGCGAGTAGCTCGGAGCAAAATACTCAAATTGATGCTAAGGGATTAGCAAAACAGATTCATTCTTCTATATCTAGTACTTTTGATAAGACTGAATAAAGAAGTTCCTTGCTTTTTGTAATAGATTCAACATACGAAAAGATTGCGAGCTGTTCATTAGATAACTTTCCGTTGTCATTAGAATATTTAGATATTGTTTCAAGTATTTGTTCTTGGGTATCACTTCTCAATATTTCTTGGACACTACTATCAAAGATTTTATCAAATTGTTTCTTATCCATAAATAATCACCTCCCTCACAAATATTTTAGCACACATACAGCGCAATGGAAGTGAAATGGCATAAGTAATAGGACATTCCTGCATCCACATAAGCTAAAGCAAGGGGGCGATTGCCATGACCAAAACAAAAGCAAACCTAGACATTGAAAGATTAGAGTTTCCAGTTACAGAGGATCAAGACATTCCAATCACATTCTATTTTGAATCGCCAAGGGAAGAAGTAGAAAAGGTAATGACAGAGCACCACGCAAGAATGATTGTAAAAGCCTTAAAAAAATATTCAATGCCACAACGAAAAGAAATATACGAAAAGCTAATGCAAAAACTCAAAGATAATTAACGATAGACGGAGGGAGCTATGAAAAAAGATAAACAACAAACTAAATACTTTAGTGTTACCTGTTATTTTAAGGTACTAGATTCAGAAATGTTTGGTGGTAAAGGTAGTACGGGATATACAAGCGTAAGCCTTGGGTTTGAAAATCAAATGAACGGGAATCCACAAGATGTAGTAGAAATTACCAGAGAAAATTCAGCTCAAATGATGAAAGTGGACTTGGATAAAGTGATATCTATATCTTTTAGCGAATACGAAGAAAACACCGAAGATGATTAAACAAAGGGGGTGTAGATATGGTTGAGATAAAGCGAAAGAGAATCAAAGTCTTAAGAGAACAACTAAAGAATATAACGCAGAGAATATCTGATGCAGAACTTCTTTATGGTGATGATAGCGACTCCTACAAGAGCGCAGTAATACAGATGCAGGAGTGCAAAGTACTAATTGAGTTTCACATAAAGCACGCTAAATTGATGGACAAGTTGGCTAGAAAGGCAAGGGGTTAGTATGACGGAACTTACCAAGAAAATATTAGTTGATTCGCTAGAAATTTTGATGATAAACATCTCGAAAATATTAGCACTAGCAATTACATTTTTTGCAGTAACATGGGCTTTTTGGTTTTTTTACGATTGGAGCCATGGGTTTTTATAAGAAAAATGGCCATAGGGATTCGACCCTACAATCATATTAGATAAATTTAAAATAATTTTGAAAAAGGAGTAAAACAATGAACCCAAGACAAAACAATGTATGTGATGGTGGCTCAATAAAAAAGAACCCAGAAAAGGTTCAAACAATAAAGCAGTTCAGGATGTTACATTTCATAAAACAGAACTTTGATATGAGCAAGGTTGATTACACTCTTTCGGATGCTACCACGATTGAAATGTGGGATAAAACAGGCAACGTTGCAATTATTACAACAGACACCAACGATCCGGATTACGTGGAAGTAGAAAAAGGAATCTACTTTTGTGAAATATAAGAAGCCACTAAGTAAACAAATACGAAGTGGCTCCAGGTAATAAATTAAAACTAGACACTTTGATTTTAACACTTGGAGCCGAATAGGACAAGGGGGATTTAGCGATATGAAAACATGGGAAATGATGAAAATATTGACGGAAAATACTAAAAAAAAGTTTAGAGTTGTTGGTGCAAAGCATTTAATTTCAAAACTTAGCCAAGAAACAAATGTAGTTGAGGTCATTAATATAAGCCAAGAAGGAATTACAATCAATCCTGGACTAGATTGGGATTGGGAAGAAGTAAAACACCCTGTAACATTCATGCAAGCTATCAAAAGTGGCAAGAAAATTCTATATCAGAATCCAAATGATGGGGATGAATACTATTGTGAATTAGATGAGTTTTTTGCAGTGATAGGTGATATGTACACATCATACGGACTTGCGGATTACATCAAGAAAGATGAATTTTATATAGAAGATTAGGGGGGCACAATGCACACAAAGTTAAAGATTAATGTACCCAAAGGATTTTACGAGAACAAGGTCAGCGTTACACCAAGTGAGTTAATGGGCATGATTTTAGAGTTCATGGCTAAAGCAGAAAAGATGGAAAAAGATTTAACTTATGAGCTTGAAACTGAATTTAAGGCTATACATGAAAATGCAAGGTTAAAGGAACGCATCAAGCAGTTAGAGGAACAACTTAAAAATAAGGGGGAATAAACATATGAAAAATCACAAAATTAATCCAAGAAACATTGTAGACCTAGTAAACTTATCAACCACAGCTTTTAGCGTGTGGAAAGATATAATCGTGAAAATGACAAACAACCCAAAACAGAGTGCTGAATACATGCACTTTGTATCAGATGTACTAGATGATTTAATCAAGGCGACCTACCCACTAGAGGACAAGTCTAAAGGTCCGTTTACAGGTGGTTTCAGCACCAAGTCACATGTGGGCACCATGCAAGCACCCAAAAGCCCTTGTAACCATAAAATCAAAGAGCCAATAGCTCCAAAGGTAATTACAGATGATATTGAGGGTTTTGCAAAAGAACTTAAAAAGGCTCTTGATGGCCTCGAACTTCACACCAAATCACCAGAAAGACCTACGGGAGAATTCAGACCTAAGGTAAGCGACATAGTAACCCTTAAAGATGGTGAAAAAGGCAACTACATGGGAAGTATTGCAGGCACTGAAGAACATCGTATGTGGCTAGAAAATGGGCTAGTACGTGGATTTAGGACAGAAGATGTATCAAGCCTACAAGAAGTTAAAAAAAGTAAATAAGGGGGATTTAGCATGGATATTAAATTAAATTGGATACACATAAAGAACTTTAAGGGGTTAAAGGATTTCAAGCTAGAAGCTAAAGGAAATAATGTAGAAGTATTCGGAGATAATGCAACAGGCAAGACCTCTGTTATTGACTCGTTTTTATGGTTGCTTTTTGACAAGGACAGCAACGACAAAGCGGACACAAACTTTACAGTCAAGCCACAGGACGAACTAGGACAAGATATAAACAACTTGCAGACATCAGTTGAAGCAGAGTTAACCGTTGATGGACAACCTCTTAAACTAAAGAAAATAAGGGAAGAGAAATGGGTTAAAAGGCACGGAGAAACAGAAAAAACCTTTGATGGACACATAAAGTCTTACTGGTTCAACGAAGTACCACTCAAAGCAACAACTTATAAAGCGAAAGTTGACGGATTGATTGATGAAAACATCTTCAAGATGATAACAAATCCACTTTACTTTAACACTAAACTCTCATGGGAAGAGCGAAGAGAGATTCTGTTGCAGATATCAGGAGATATGACCAACGACGAAGTAATCGCTAGTGATGAGAATTTATCCAAGCTAAGTGAATTGCTAAATGGTAGGACCATAGATGAATACAAATCAGTCCTAGCAGATCAGTTGAAGGGTTACAAAAAGGAAAGGGACAACATCCCACCAAGGATTGACGAATTAACCTTAGCTTTGCCACAAGAAACGCAAGATTACAGCCAAGTTGAAAAGGATTTAGCTGAATTTAAAGAAGGGCTGGCACAGATAGACGAATACATGACAAGTGCTGCCAAGAAAACAGAAGATGTTAATAAGAAAAATCAACAATTGAACGCATTTAAAAATGAACTTGAAGAGATTAAGAGAAAGATTAAAGTTAGTTCAGGGGCAAATACGCAGAAATTGATTAGCGAGAAGTCAGAACTTGAAAACGGAAAGATATTACTATCATCCGGAATCAAGACATTAGGACTACAGATTGAGCAAGCTAACAAAACACTTGAGACTAATGCGGACGCAAGGAAAGAACTCCTAGATGAATGGAAATATCTAAAGGATAGCGTAGCAAGCACCCACTCCAATGAATTTATATTAGAAATAGACTCAACTGAAAGCATGTGCCCAACATGTAGACAAGAGCTACCTTCCGAAAATATAGAAGCTCAGGCCAAAGAACTTGAAGCTAACTTTAATAAGAAAAAATTAGCAGTACTTGAAAAGTTAGTCAAGTTAACAGAGACTAACAAAAACAAAGGATTGGCACTAAAAGCAAATACGCAAAAAACTGAACTAAATTTGATTGGACTACAAGAAGAATTATTAGAAAAAGAGCAAAGGCTTAAAGATATTACTACCAATATAGCAATCGTTGAAAAAGAGATTGCTGAACCGGTAGCAGAGCCTAATTATGATGAAGATAAACAATATATCCTTACCCAACAAGCTATTGATAAACTACAAGCCGAATTGGACAAGCCATCAGAGGATGATACAGCTTACATGTTAAAGAAAAAATCAGAGATCCAAGTTGAAATTGACAAATTAAACACGACTTTAAACAGTAAAACAGAAACTGAAAAGAAAAAAGTAAGAATTGAAGAATTAAAAGCAGAAGAAAAGAGAGTCTCCACCCTTATAGCGGAACTAGAGGGCAATAAACACCTACTAGAACGGTTTGTAGTGACTAAGGTCAACCTCATGGACGAGAACATCAATAAACAGTTTAAGTACGTTAAATTCAAGTTATTTGAAGAGAATGTAACCAACGAAGGCATCAAGGAAACTTGTATAGCCTTAATTAACACCAATGGCTCATATATCAAATTTGAGGATGCGAACAGCGCAGGGAAGATTAACGCAGGTTTGGATATTATCAATGCCCTATGTGACTTCTACAAGGTTACAGCCCCAATATTTATTGATAACAGAGAGTCAGTTGTTAAGTTAGCAGATACAGAGAGTCAAGTGATTTCACTGATTGTAAGTGAACAAGACAAAACACTAAGAACGGAGATAATCGAATGAGAGCAATAGCAAAAGTAACAGCCCATATGGCGGATGATCCAACGGATATATGGATTGTTAAAGGTAATGTTTACGATTTAGAGCGAGTAATTGACCCAGATCCTAATCTATACTTTTTTATAGATGAACAAGAGGATGCACATCACATAGAAGTTAGTGATTTTGATAAATATTTCAAGGAGGTAGATGTAAATGGCTAAAGAATTAGGGTGGTCGGAATGTGGAAGAAAGGTTTATGGTTTGAAAAAGGATTTTGAAAATGAACAGGACTTTATCGACACGGTTAAAAATCAATATGACGATGTAGAAATCACTATCACAGATATAAAAACAGAACCTTGTATATTTACTACAAGAGAGATACCAGCAGATACATTAGTCCCATTAAGTGATATTGAAATTACAATAGAAAGTTTCATTACTGGAATCATAGAGGAGGAAGATTAAATGTCAAATCAAGTAGCAAAAGTAATTGAAAAGAACATTGTAGACACAGTAGCAAATAGAGTAAAGCAATTTCAAGCAAAGGGTGAGTTAGTATTCCCAGAAAACTATATTCCAGAGAACGCTTTAAAATCAGCATACCTAATGCTTCAAGAAACACTTGACAGAAACAAAGCCCCAGTCTTAGAAACTTGCACACAAACAAGTATAGCCAACAGTCTTTTAAGTATGGTGGTACAAGGACTTAACCCAGACAAAAAACAGTGTTACTTCATAGCATATGGTAAAACATTACAATTACAAAGGTCTTACTTTGGGTCAATTCATGCTGCTAAAACAGTTAACCCAGAAATCAAAGACGTATATGGAAAAGTAGTTTATGAAGATGATATTTTCGAATACGACATTAAGCACGGAAAAGAAATCATAACAAAGCACACTCAAAAGTTGGGGAATATAGATAAAAGTAAAATCATAGGCGCCTACGGAACAGTCCTTTACAACGACGAAACAGAGTTGTCTACCATTATGACATTTGAACAAATTAAACAAGCTTGGAGTCAATCATCAATGAAACCAGTTGATGATAAAGGCAATATCAAAGAATATTCCACACACGGTAAATTCACAGCCGACATGGCAGAGAAAACAGCCATTAACAAGGTTTGTAAATATATCATTAACAGTTCTAGTGATAGCAGTATCACATCACAATTTGCCAGAAAGCTTGATAGTGAAATAGCAGAAGCTGAAACAAGTGCAACTATCGAAGAAAATGCAAACAGTGAAACCCTAGATTTTGAAGATGAAGAAATAATCGATATGGAAGTAGAAGAAACAGAAGAAGAGCCAGAAGTAACTGTAGAAGATGTAGGTGGAGAGCAAATCGTTATGGAAGATCCAGGTTATTAATATGAAAATATATAGAATAACCTACTTATTAGGTGAGTATGGAAAACGTTCAACTTGCATAGTTTCCAAATCTCCGAGAGGAAACAAGGGACTTATTGAAATGATTTCTATAAAACATAACTTAAATAAATTTGATAGGGACCGATTAAAGATTTTAAAAGTAGAGGAAATTAACAAGGACCAATTATTCCTTGAGAACTTAACATTTTCAGAGTTCATCATATTACTAGAAAGTGTGGTGTGACAGTGGAAGATAAAGATATCCAAAAGATTGCAGAGTATTTATACGAATTGATTTCAAATGACATGCAAGACATTAAGCACGAAATAATAGAAGAAATTAGAGGTATAGAGTTAGCAACCCAAAGAACTGTAAGCAATGGAATGAATAACATTAACAGTAATATTGGAAGTATCGAGGGACAAATGTACAACCTAAGGAGGGTGTAATGAAACTCAAAGTATTAGGAAGTTCATCAAAGGGTAACTGTTACATCCTTGAATCTCCAACCGGGAGCCTACTCTTAGAAGTAGGTATCCCATGGAAAGAGATACAGCAAGGCCTAGATTACGACTTATCAAAGGTAGTGGGTGCATTAGTTACCCATGAACATAAAGACCATTCTAAAGCGGTTAGCGATGTTATGAAAGCCGGAATAGATGTTTATATGAGTGGCGGAACAATGGATTTATGGCCAATATATAATCACAGAATGAACCTTATAAGAGCAGGCAAGCAAGTTACAATAGCAGATTTTAATATTATGCCATTTACCACAGAGCATGATGCCAATGAGCCACTAGGGTTTTTGATTCAGTACAAACCAACAGAAGAAAAATTATTATTCCTTACAGACAGTTACTACTGTAAGTATAAATTTAAGGGATTAAATTACATCGCTGTTGAGTGTAATTACATCAAAGAAACACTAGATCAGAATATAGAAGATGGATATATAAACGAAGCATCAAAGCCACGGTTACTGAAATCACATTTTAGTTTAGAGAATGTAAAGAAATTCCTCAAAGCTAATGATTTAAGTGAATGTCGAAGTATCACCTTATTACACCTTAGCGACCGTAACAGCGATTCAAGACAGATGGTGAGGGAGATTGAAGAGTTAACAGGCATTAAGCCCAAA